TGTGGGGCTGTGGCATCAGCCGCACCGGAGGACGTACACCTGCTGCGTCTATCGAAGCACGCGATCCTGTTTGTAGTCACTCCCCATTCCGGAGTTGGATCACGATCAACCGTTTGGCGCGCTCGACACGCCGCACGGCCCGGTTCCAGCGCATGTTGATGCGGTTCCGCTGGACGTAAAACCACTGCCCGAGATCTTTCAACTCAGGCCGATGAGCGAACCGCGTGCCCATCTGCTGTGGATTGGCCACTTACTGCACCTGCGCCTGCGCCATCGCGTTCTCGGTCATCGGAGCCATGAGGGCTTGCGCCCGCATCTGCTCCATGACGCTCTTGACCGTCTCCGATGCGGCCTGCGCCGCCGCCTGCTGCGTAGCCTGGGCGACGGCCTGCTGCACCATCTGCCCCTGCATCGCTTCCTGCTGCCGCTGTGCGGCTTGCTGGAGGAACTGCTGATGTTCCTGCCACCGCTGCATGAACAACTGCTGTACCTGCGGCGAGGCTGACAGGAACTCGGTGGTCTTCATCGCCCCTTCGAGTTCGTCCAGCATCACCGGATGGTTGTAGAACGGCAGGACCGGGGGGATCGCTTCGCCCTTCCACAGCATCGCGATCAGTTCCATCGCGAGCTTCCGGTCCTGCGCGTCCTGCCCTTCACGGGCGGTGTCCCCGAACTGGAGGTCGGCGGCAATCTTCGTCTTGTCAAGCTTCCCGGTGCGCTCATCGAGATACAGAATGGCGAGCGGCGACTGGAGCCGTTCCCGCACCCGCGCTTCCCGCAGTGCCCGGAACTCCGGTACGAGCGAGCCTCGGTCGACCGTGACGTTGTAATTCGTGCCGGCCCGGAGGACTTCATCCGTGTGGAAGACGAGCACTTCGTCCCGCTGCGACTTGTCGGTGTAGTGCAGGGTCCGCTGCGGGGGATAGAACTGCTTCACCCGGTTCAGGCGCATCTGCTTGACGCGCGCCATCCGTTCCCCGATGTGCAGGAACAGCGGTCCCCACTCGGTGTCGATAATCTCCTGCAAGAGCGGGACAGCCATCGGCCCGCGCATCTGCCCGGTGCCTTTGGTGTCATCGAACAGATCCGCGCCGCCCGCGAGGTCGTTCATGAGCTTGATCACGAGATCAATCGACTGCATGAACCAGCCGGGGAACTGCGCGCCCTGCGCCCGCATCGCCCGAGGCGTGCCGTTGTCCGCGAGTCCCCCTTCCACGACGCCAGGATGATCCGAGGGGATGTCGTTGCGCTTCAGGCCGGGCGCGAGGAGCCACGGGGCATAGGCCGAGGAGTTCGCCTGTTCCCCCAACTGCGAGATGCGCTTGTTGAGGAATCGCTGCGGGGCGATCAGGTCGGTGACGTAATCCTTGCTCCAGAACGTCGTCGTCGGCGGCGTCCAGTGGAAGTCCACCAGCGGAATCTCTTCGTACGGGTTATCACCGTCGTAGAGGACTTTCTTGTTCGGGATGAAGCACGTAAACCGCCCGTGCGGAAACTTCGAGGACGCTTTCTGATACCGCTCCACGACGACGTTGCAGGAGGGGTCATCCTTCCCGACGGTCCCCTGCAACATCGGGACAAGATCGGACAGGGAGACGCCGGCCACACTCGCGCCGTCCGTCTGCGTGAACGACGTGGTGACGATCTCGATCTTCGTCGCGGGGTCGAGTCCGTCGACGGCGTCGGGGCCGTAAGTGTCCTCGATCCAGCCGTGGGTTTTCACCCGCGCGATGTACACCGCCTGATCCGGAGCCAGATCGGAAATGGACTTGACGCCCTGATCCAAAAAGATGGACAGCGGCCCATGAATTTCCGAGCCGACATCACCCACTTCGCCGACCGTCTCGTACGGCTCGAAGGACTCCGGTGCGCGACCTTGCTCAAGCAGGGCCTGCCGCTGTGACTCCGGAAGGATCACGTCTTCGCCGGTCAGCTTGGACTGCTGGAGATCCTTGAACAGCAACTCCCCGTCATCTGAAAACTGCGGCGTGAGTTCCAGCGAGGCGTTCTTCACCCACGGGACGTACTCGAAGGCGACGCCGCCCTTGCGCATCCAATCGAGGAGTTCCCACGTCTTCGACGGCTGATCGACCTTCTGGTCGAGCGCGACGATGAGGCGGTCCACGACTTCCGCCAGTTCAAACGCCTTCGGGTCTTTCTTATCCGGGCGGGCTTTGAACGACGGGGCAATCGACGCCAGCCGTCCGGTCAGCTTCCGTCCCCGCTGCGCGAGGAGGTTGAACACCAGATGGAGCTTGTTCTGTTCGGCCTCCCCTCGCAGGGGCTGGGCCGTCAGGGTCTTGTTCTGGTAGCTGGTGTACTGCTCGCCGGCTTCAAACGCGAGGTTGAGGAGCACGCGCCCCTCCACACCGCCGATGCGCCGCGCCTTCTGGTCTTGCAGGCGCTTGTAATCGCGCGTGATCTCGTCGAGGAATCCTTCAGTGGGTGGCATATCAGAGGCGTCCCATCACCGGGTCAAAAAACTCAGGCTCAGACGGCGTGGCCGTAGCCGAGTGGGTCGTCGTCGGTGGCGTCACCGTCAGGACCGATTGCCGGTTGGCCCGATCGAGGCACAGGCTGTAGGTCAGCCGCTGCTTCTCCGCCAGCCGGACGTTCTGCTGGTCCAGCGCCTCGATCCCCAGCCACTCCCGCAATCGGTCGCGCAGTCGCTGCATAGTGCTCCTGAAGGTCGGCGTATTGCCGCACCACCGCATACATCGCTTCCACACATTCATCGAGGAGAATCCGATACGTATTTCGAGGGCCGAGATTGGCCTGGGCCTTCCGCACCCGCACGATGAGATCCGCCAAAGTCCGTGAACTCACTGCGCCCCCAGATGGACGTTGCCGCCGGCACTCCCCACGGGTCGCCCGAGGAAGTCTTCAATCCACGTCTTCGGCCGATGTGTCGTGGGCTGCGCCGAGATCGGCCGCTTCGCCAGGATGTGTTCCAGCCAGTCGAGCGAGTGGTCCTGCTTCTTCAACCGGGCGAACTTGCCCGACGCGGTCACTTCCTCCGGCCACTGCGCCTGTTCGATCTCGTACGGCAAGGTCTCCAGCCACGGGGCAAACGAAATCCGGTCGTGCTGGAAGTATTCCCGCGCGATTTCCGTGCGCTGCTCCAGCCCCACATCCGCGCCGTAGAGCGTCACGTCGTAGTTCTGGAGTTCCCGCTTGAACTGCGAGTTCTTATCCGCCCACAACCCTCGAACCCCGAAGCGCGCCATCATCGCGCGCAGGCGGTGCGCCCACTCCGGAATCGACAGGTCGAGCCATTCGTGCTTACCCGCGACATACCGATAGTTCGGCTGCTCGTAGATCACGTACGCATGGCCGGTTTCATCGAACGCGACCAATCCCGCCGAGGTGAACGTGCCGGTATCGCCCGCGCCCATTACCTGCCAGTGCTGCGGAATACGGAGGTTCGCGAGGGACGGCTCTTGCAGCGGATCCTGCCAGAGTTCCGGATGGTTCCGGTTGGTAAACACCCGCGTCCCGCGCTGGTACCCGAACACCGACCCGACAAACTCCCCGAGCTGGCCTTCGTAGTGGATCGCGAACTTCTCCCGCGTCATCAACTGCCGGTCTTGCTCTTTGGCGGTGGCGTTGAACGCGTAGGGATTCACGTCACGGGAGATGCCGCAGACGCACTGCCAGTTCGGGAACTGCGGGTCGCCGTGGCCGTGCTCGTGGAGGGCTTTCACCCACGGACGGTCTGGCGTCGTCGCGAAGTACGCATACCCCTGCCGCTTGTCGAGGTTCTGCTTGAACTCGGTGTAGCACTCCAGGCCGGGGAGCTGGTACGCCTCCGCGTAGATGTACGCGTCGTCTTCCTTGCCCTTGAGGCCGTCTTTCCGGTCCCACGACCGGGCTTCGTACCGCGTCCCGTTCGTCAGTTCCAGCCACATACGCCCGTCTTTCGGCCGGTTCTGGAGACTGTCGTACTTCAGGTTCATCCCCCGCTCGGAGAGCAGGAATTCCACGAGGTATTCAAACTCCGGCGCGCAGGTGTCGTACTCAATCCCGACGATCTTCACGCGTCGATCCGGGATTGCGGCAAAGCCCGTCGCCCACATCGCCGTCCCGAAGGACTTGCCGATCTTGAACGACCCCAGATCCGCGAGGACACGCGCCCGCCCCTGCGGTCTCGGCAACAGGACACGCCATTCCGTGGTCTTGTTGGGCAACTGAACCTGCATCCCGTCGCCCTCCTGCGCCTGCGTCTCCGTCAGGGTGTACCCATCCGCCGCCGCCCACACCGAGGCTTGATGGACGAACGGGACGACACCCATCCGGTCGCAGACCGCCTGCCGGAACTCGGTCAGGATCTGATCGCGGAGGTCGTTGGAGACGAGACCGGGGGTCGTCGCCATTTAGGCTTTGTTCACCCGCCAGCCGTGGCTCAGGCGCGTCTTCCACACCTTGAAGCACGACACCGAGCACCACTTCGACGCTTCATGGTGACTCTTCCCGCACATCAGGCAGGTGATCGCCGCGATCTTCAATTGACCGCCTCCGCGTCCTTCTTCGGCTTCTTCTGATTCGCGAGGAACTGCTGGAAGAACTGCGCCGCCGCGTCCTGCTTCCCCGCCGTCCCCGCGACCACCTTCTCCAAGACCTCGATGAACTTCAGCGCCTTCGTCAGCGTCGCGTCCTTCGCCTCCGCCAGGTTCGTCGTCGCGAGATACGCGGCCATCTGGTTCCGGCTCCGCTGCAGGGCAAACTCAATCTTCCCCGGCGTATCCTTTGCCAGCCATTCCCGCACATCGAACCGCGCCGCCCGCACCTCCCGCGTCCGCTCCCACCGCTCCGCTAAGGCCGCTAACCGTTCAATCGGGGCCTCCGCAATGAGCGCCTGGAGCACAATCGCCCCCGCAATCCCCGCCTCCACCCCCGCCGCGCCATACCGCCCCCCCT